GGCACACCCATCTTCGTGCGTAACCCATTGAAGGCCCTGAACCAGGATCATACGTGGGTCCAAGTCGGCGGGATACATCACAAGGATGTGCTGCAGGCAACGGGTCTCGGTGGTCTTGCCATCTACGGCGATGTACCCGTCCTCGGAGCGTACTACAGGATGCTGGCTGGAGATCGCCAACTTTCCACGAAGGTCCTAAAACGCCTGGATCTTCGCTCCAGCTGGCTTCGGTTCTCGGTGGGCGCGTCAAAAAATTACTCGCCGCCCACCTGTGATGCGCGTGTTGAGTTTTATAGGACTTTCGGCATTCACGCTGCAGATCAGGTCGACCTGGAACGCATTTATTTGCGCACACAGGTCCCGAGCACCTCGCTCTATGATCCTAACCAGATCATCAACGCACAATTAGTTAATGCTAATTATACACCCAGCTTTTTGGCCACATATCAAAAACACTAACATGGCACCCGCTAAGAAGAAGCCAAATGGAAAACAGAAGAGTAAGCCAGCAGCTAAACGTAAGCAACGCGCTGATCCTAGCAGCGATGCTTCTTTGGTCGCTGGCCATCTTAACATGCTTGTGGACCCTTGTGCTGCTGAACTCAAAACCTCTGTCTATAGAGGTCGTGGGGGGTACATGATGAGGCTTTCAACAGTGGCAGCTATAGACGCTGCTGCTGGGCAGGCGGGGATTGCCGCTTGGCATCCTGGTGCTGCCAATGTCAGCTACAAGAATGGAGTCACTCCCAGTACCCCTTTCACAGCCACATGGGGCGCCACCAGCGGGAGCATGATCGCCCCTGTTGGTGTTTTGCCCACAATTGCCTCGGGAGTGCGCTGCGTGGCAGCTTGCATGACCGTGACTTATGTTGGTGCTGAACTCAATAGAGGCGGCATGGTGTGCGCGACCGTGGGCCCAGCCGGTGAGGTGCTTTTACCCACTCCAACAACTGTCAACGAGAAATTTGATCTGGCTACTGCTACTGAGCGTAGTCCGTCAGGATCCTTTGAGATAAAGTGGGCCCCATCACCCATGGATGAGGAGTATGTTGATATCAACGGTGCCCCATCCGACTACTTCAACGACCGAACTGCACTTCTGTTGGGGTTCATAGCAGGTGACACACCTTTGTTCTTCCGCGTCAGGATGACCGCCATTTATGAGTATCTTCCACGCGCCGGTAAGAACGTGCCGTTGCCACCTGCTGTGAACCGCACGGTTCCCGGCGGTCTGGAGAAGTTGGTCAACGCAGCGAGCAAGATCGAACATTTTGTAACCAATGTGTCGCACGCTGCAGCTGGAGCTTATGGAGCGTACAGGGCTATGAAAAACAGCACATCATTCAAGATTGCCTCGGCAACCTTACCTTTCTCACTTTGTGAGCATTCCATTAAGCTGTCTACTAATGTTATTAGGTAGTAGAATATATTAGGTGGTTTCACCATATTATGGGAGAGGGAGGGCAGAGCCCAACCAAAAAGATACGCCAAGCTAGACATGAATCTTGGGGTTAAGCGGTGGTGTGCAACCTGTTGGCTCTGCACATCTTAACCACGCGGCTGGTCACCGTGGGGGGCGAGGACCATTGATTTGTGGGTGTAGCAGTAGACTGCGGCCAAAATCCTGTGTGGACAGGTACCGGGCTGGCAGTAACAAACCTCGACGTTTGCTACCCGAGCCTTACGGCTCCGGGTTTTTCCCAGC